CTAGGGTTTAAGTTTTGGAAATATATCTATTCCAAAGGTTTCTCCACGTTTATCCTTAGTATACTCAACCTTATTTACTAACTTTTTCATTAACTCATTTTTCAATTTAATATCATCTGTATTTTTATAACCATCTAGCAATTTTTGAAATTTAATTACATCTTCTTCTTTTATTACTTTTTTCTCTTTATTTATTATATCATTTATTTTTTCTATTCCAGAAGAAGTTTTAGTTATTCTTTTCTCTATATTTTTAGACCTTTCTAAAAAAGTATTTTCATCATATATACCTCTTTCTAAGAAATCAAACAGTTTTAATTTTTGTTCATTGAGTGCAGCCAACTCTTTTTCTAGTATATTTACCTGACGTTCATAGGGCTTTATATTAGAGGTTTTATTCTTATTAGATATATTTATCCTATACTCATTTAAATAGCGTTCTAAGGCTTGGACAATAGCTTTTTCTGTAGAATCATATCTATTACTGATATTATCACATTTATTATTTCTACATAAAAGCCTATCTATTCCTTTTAATTTTCTCATAACCATTTTAAACTTACATTTACTACAAATAACTATACCCGCAAGAGGATTAGCAGGACCATTTACAAGTTGGTATGGGATATGGTATTTATTATTTAATATTTCCTGTGCTTTATTCCACATCTTCATACTTATTATAGGTTCATGCTTGCCATCCACAACTATCCATTCTGATTTATCTCTTGTTCTAGTATCCTTTGTTTTATTAGGATTTTTAGATTTTTTAATTTCTTTCTTCTTCCAAGTTACTTTACCTATATAAATAGGGTTTTTAAGAATAAATAAAACAGAACTTCTAGAAAAATTATTATTAAATTTTGTTTTATATCCTAAGTTATTGAGATGTTCTGCAATAGATCCAGCTCCATTACCTTCTGTATACAATTTAAAGATTAATTTTATTATTTCACATTCATGTGCATTAATTTTTAAAGTTCTAGATTTTTTTATCCAATGTATATCATATCCTAGAGGTGGATTAGTTGCTATATAATTACCATCTTCTACACTTCTAACTCTACCACCTTGCATCCTACGATTTATCATTTTTAACTCTTTTCTAGACATGAAAGCTTCAAATTCAGTATATTCTTCATCAAAGTCATTAGATAAGTCATAGGTTTTCATAGGTGTAATTATTTTAGTATTAGATTTTTTAAAAGTTTCTAATATAATACCTTGGTCTTGCATATTACCTCTGCCAAGTCTCTGCATGTCCATAACTAATACACCAGTATATTGTTTATTTTCAACTTCTTTTAAGAGCTCTAACATTTTAGGTCTAAAAAATAAACTTTCACCAGATACTATTTCTTCTTTTATTTCCACTATGTTTAATTTCTTTTCTTTAGCAAACTTTAATAATGCTTTTCTATGTTTGGATAAGGTTTCACCTTCACCTAAAGTTTTTTCAAGTTCTTCATCAGCACGTGATTTTCTTAAATAAATACAAATTTTATTCAAAACATCACCTCATTAAATATAATTATTTAATCCTTTTTATAATTACTTCTTTATGTTTGGCAACTTCATCTTCAATTCTATTAAGTTTCTCTGAATTTTGTTTATAACCATCAAATAAAGCTTCAAGTTTTTTACCATGGTCATTTTCAATTCTTATTACAGTTTTCTTAACTTCTGATATTTCACTTTTTAATTCAGTGCATATTTTTTCTTGACCTTCTTTTAAATCTGCATACATTTTTTCTTGACTTCCCTTTAGGTCTATATACATTTTCTCTATTAGTTCAAATATTTTTTCATTTTCCATAAGTATCATACTTTTTATTATCTATTAGTAGTTACTTTACGTTGAAGATTAAATAAAACTTTCTCATTTTGACTTTCTTTATGAGTTAGGTATTCAACATCATCTTTAATTTGATTAAGAGACTCAATGGATTCAGTACGGAATTCAGTAAGGTCAGCAGTTTGATTATATACAGCATTAATCTTTTCTTTAATTTCTATTATATTATTTTGCATTGAATTTTGAGTTTCTTTAATACCAGAAACTTCATCCTTGATTCCTGTTATATCACTTTGCATTTTTTCCTGGGTTTCTTTAATTCCCTTAATCTCACTTAATATTTCTTTTAATAAATTTTCCATAAACATCACTCCTTATATAATATTTTAAAATATTTTCATAACTCCTAAAGTAGGTTCAAAATATATTAGATAGTTATCTATTTCATAATATAAACCGTACTTAGTTTTATAATAGTTTATTGCTTCTTCTAAAAATTCCTCTGTAACATTTAAATAATCTGCTAAAGTATATTTATCCCTAGCACCATTATTATAAGCATTAACTAAATCTATGATTCCTATAAGTTTTTCATAACTCCATCTTCTAGCTCTGACTTCTTGTTTAAGATTTACAATTTTTGATTGGTCAGTAATATCACCTACAGTTGTATAAAAATGCCCAAGTTCTTCAGCTAGTATACAACGCTTCTCTTTATTAGTTGTTAGATTCTTATTAATAGCTATTCTATTTCCATAACATAAACCATCTTTAGTTTTTAAATCTATTTCTTTAACCATTATATCATTGTTAAAAGCTTCATCTAGTAAAGTATCATAGCTCATATAGTCACCTCACATCCAATTCAATAAAATCCTTATATCTGCTTATTTCCGTAAGTTCCTCAACCCTTTTAATAGCCTCATCTTTTCCAGTTTCATTCAGTTTATTGAAGTTTGTTAATAATGTTGTTTCTTTTTTAGATAGATTGTTATTAATTAGGTTTTGATCTAAAGGTTCAAGAGTTTTAATATCAACGTTTAATATTTCACATATTTTAATAACTCTATCAACAGCCATACCACCAATATCTTTATCTAGTGCACTTGTTAGTGTTGTACTTGGTATTTCTGAAATTCTGGCAAATTCTCTTATACTATTATATTTACTCAAAATAATGTGTTTTAATTTTTCAGTTTTAGTCATCATAGTCACCTAATAATTATTTCCACAACTCATCATCTTTCATAAGATTTAAGTCATGATCCATATCTTCTTTTGAGAAATTACCCTCCTTATCATGTGCCGCAATTGGCATTAAGTGATCTTTTTCTATAGAATACTTATTGTTATCAAGTAAATCTTTAGTATATGTAATTACTTTATCCTTACCTATATCATTTAGTTTGTTGAAGTTTGATAATAATGTTGTTTTTTTAGTATCTTCTTTATCGTTATCAGTTACAGATTCTTCCCATCCCATTAAATATGCTGGAGAAACATTTAAAGCTTTTGCTAAAACACCTAATTTATCTAGTGGCATATTTTTAATAGCTCCAGTTTCATATCTTTGTAATGTGGATTTACTCAAACCAGTCTTATCTGCTAAGTCTTGATATGATAACATAAGTTCATTTCTTCTGGTTTTAATTCGGTTAATTATTTCTTTCATGTTTTGCTTGTCTGAAACATTTATCGTAGTAGCTTCGGAATTGATAGGGGTTTCACCATTCAGTTTTTCTAGGGAGATTCCTAATCCTTCAGATAATTTAAAGGCAACATCTAAAGATATATTTTTAGTTTTCCTGGATATCATACTTCTAAGAGTTGAGTCTGATAAACCGGTAGCTCTTGAAATATCGGGAATAGATAAGTTATTTTCACTCATAATATTTTGTAATATTTTATAAAATTCCATATTATACATCCTCCTTTAAGTACTATTATACTACTTTTTTCACGCAATGCAATAAAAAAATAAAAAATAAGGGTTGACAAATCATGCAATGCGTTATAATATTAAAGCATAGACAACGCAATGCGTTATTTGGAGGTGAAGAAATGAGACAATCAAATGTGATATTTGCCAATTTAAGAGCAGAAATGGCTAGAAAACAAATAACAATAGCTAAATTAGCAGAGGAGGTTGGGGTAAATAGAGACACAATGAGTAGAAAGCTTTCTGGAAAAACACCTTTATATTTAAATGAAGCATTTTTAATAAATAAGAAGTTTTTCCCAAATGAAAATATACATTATCTCTTTAATGAGCTATGTAAAGTATCACAAAAACAAGATAAAAAAAATTAGTATTTTTTAATATCGTAAAGGAGGATGGGAAATGAATAACTTACAAATTTTTAATAACAAAGATTTTGGAGAAGTAAGAACAATAATAAAAGAAAATGGAATTTGGTTTGTAGGAAAGGATGTGGCTGAATGTTTAGGATATAAAGATACAGACCAATCATTAAGAAATCATGTAGATGGTGAAGATAAGCTAACCCGTAAAATTGACGGGGCGGGTCAATCAAGACGAATGACAATTATCAATGAAAGTGGATTATATAGTTTGGTATTAAGTTCTAAACTACCAAGTGCTAAGAAATTTAAAAGATGGGTTACATCAGAGGTACTACCATCTATAAGAAAACATGGAATGTATGCAAAAGATGAATTGCTAGATAATCCAGATTTATTAATACAAGTTGCTACAAAGTTAAAAGAAGAAAAAGCTAAAAATAAAATGCTTGAATTACAAAATAAACAGAAGGAGCAAATCATAGGAGAGTTAAAACCTAGAGCAGACTATACAGATAGAATTTTAAAGAATAAAGGACTTGTAACAATAACACAAATTGCTAAAGACTACGGAATGACTGGAACAGGATTAAATAAGTTACTACATGAATTAAAAGTACAGTATAAACAAAGTGATCAATGGCTTTTATATAAAGAACATAGTGGTAAGGGTTATACACATTCTGAAACTATAGATATTGTCAGAAGTGATGGCAGACCAGATGTAAAGATGATTACTAAGTGGACACAAAAGGGTAGATTGTTTTTATACAACTTGCTTAGAGATAATGGGATATTACCAACGATAGAACAAGAGGCTGAAAGAGCAGTTGCTTGTAATTAAAAGGAGCTAAAAAAAGACACCTACTCAAGTGTCTAAAGTGAATGGTTATTTCTAATTTTTTTAAGAATTTTAATATCCATTTCATGGGAGCCAGTAGTTTCTTTAATAACATCAATAGCATCTACAACATCATTAACAGATTTAGAAGTATTGGAAATAGCAAGTTCAATAATGTCTAATCTTTCACCTAGGGTTTTACCATCTTTATCTTTAGCTCTATCTAGTTGTTCAGAAAAGGATTGTTGAACTTCAGCTAATGTTTTTATATCAGTTTGAATTTTTTCAAGCATTAAAGAGTTTGTATCTACTTGAGATTTTATTTTAGAGGTAGTTTTTTCTAAGCCTTCAAAACGTTGATTAAAATCTACATACATTTTCTCAAGTAAATCATAAATTTTATTTTCCATTGTATCAGCTCCTAAAAAATTAATCACATTACCATTATACACTACTTGGGGAATTTTATGAACTTGGAAAATTAAAGTTATTAAAGCCACATTAAATTAATAGATATATAAGGAGGTGAGTATTATGGCAGCGATAGTAAGAATTATAGAGCCAGACATCTCAGATGAAGAAAATGAGAGAAACCTACAGGAAGTAATTGAAGTACTAGAAAGAATTGCAGATAGCATAAGTACAAGCAAAAGCACAAAGGATGAATAAGGCTTAATAGAGCCTTTTACCACACTTCTAGAAAAATACAAACACTTCACACTATATTTATATGCACATCTATTTATTATATGCACATTAATATCACCGCAATGGTGAAGAAAACAATTAAAGCTAAAAGCTTAAAAATAGTAGGAGGTAAATAAATTGATAAAACAAATGTTAGAAAGGAGAGTGGGACATTTAAGTAATGACGAATTTAAAGAAGTTATGGACATAGTTACTGATGATATTAAGTTTAATCGCATTAATTTTGGAAAAAGAACAAATAAGATTGAGTTAATAGAAATAGCTGAAAGATCACTACATGCACTTAGAGGAATGGAACTTGAATATGACAGATATGGAAGAGCGAAATATAATCCGTTCATTCATAGAAATACTGGAAAGCCATGGTCTAATACAGATTTAAATTATTTAATTAACTGGTATGACATTATAGGTCCAGATGAAATGAGTTTTGTATTAGAAAGAACTATAGCAACAGTTATGAATAAGGTTTACATCCTTAGAAAGAAAGGAGTTATGAATAAACATAAACGTATTAGAAATTGCAAAAGAGTTAGAAGTATGCATTAAAAAAAAGAGCTGCAAAAGCAGCCAAAATAAATTCAAGTAAAAAAACCTAACTTAAATTATAGCAGAAAGGAGTATGATATGTAAATGCTTGTAGCTAGAATTAAGCAAATTAAACAAGAAAGTTATAGTTTATCAGAGTTAAGAGATTTAGAAGATTTAATTATAAACAATATGGGTGAGGATGCATGGAATGCAATTATGTATTTCATGGAAAAGAAAATAGGAGAGTTAGAAGAAAATAGTGTCTATACAGAAAACGATATTAAAGATTATGATTTATCACTAACTGCTTTAAGAAGTGGAATTAGAGAAGAAATTGAAACTTTAGAAAAATTAATAGATAAAGTAACTAATGCTAAAAGATTAAATAGAGAAACATTAATTAAAGAACTTAATGGTATAAGCAATAGATTATACGATAATGAAGGTTATTTTTAGGTAAAAAGGAGGTTAAGCAATTGGACAAAAAAGTAGCTATTGTTAGATTTCCAAGAGGAAGTTTTAATCAAGACTACTCTTATAAGACAGATATAGAAAATTTAAAAGAAGGTGATGTATTAGTTGTTGAAGCTAATAACTCATATGCAATAGCAATATTTCAGAGGTATTCAGAAATTAAAAGTAGAGTAGAGCAAGCAACTAAATGGGTAGTTCAAAAAGTTGATATAGAAGCACATGAAGCGAAAATGTTTCTAGGAGGAGATGATTAATGGACAAGAACTATGAAATTATCCAGGACATTTTATTTAGGGCTATTCAAATTACAGTTAATCAAAAACAAGATGTATCATGGGAGTTTTTCTCCATAAGCAAAATTTTATCAATATCCATTTCATTTAATGGAGAATGTGAACAGGGGTTAGTAAAAACTTATTCAGTAAAAGTTGAGAATACTGAATGTTTAAAGATTATTCAAGATGAGTTAATTAATTTACAATATGAGAATTTAGATGATGAATTCTTAGGGTAATTAAAAAAAATATACATTTAGGAGGAAAATAAATATGAAAATTACAGCAGAATTTAATAGTAGTGAGGAGTTAATAAGTTTTATAAACACTTTTGGTGCTAATGCTTTAAAAGGGATTGAATCTAAGAAGGAAGTACAAGGGGCAGAAGTTAAAGAAATTAAAAAAGAAACAGTTACAGAGAAAAAAGAAGAGGTTAAGCAAGTAGATCCACCTAAGGAGGAAGTAAAAAAAGAAGTAGTTATAGAAAAGAAAGAAGAAATTAAGAAAGAGGAAAAATCTAACTCGACCAAAAATGAGCAAGTTAAAACAGTAGATCCGCCCAGCAAAGAAAAAATTACAAAGGAGATGATAAGAGCTGCATTTGCTAAACTGATCAAAACCGGTAAAGCAAAAGAAGCTAAAGACATTACTACTAAGTATGGTGCTAAAAAGGTACCTGACTTAAAAGAAGAAGATTACACAGCAATATTAAAAGAAGTGGAGGAATTATTATAATGGCAGCACATGCATTATTAAGTGCTAGTGGAGCAAGCAGATGGCTTGCTTGCCCTCCTAGTGCAAGATTAGAAGAACAGTTTGAAAATGTAAGTTCAGAATTTGCTAAGGAAGGAACTTTAGCCCACGAACTTGGAGAATTAAATTTAAAGCTTAATTTAGGAGAGATTACTAAAAGGAAGTTTAATTCAGAAATTAAAAAGATAGAAGAAAATGAACTATTCACAAAAGACATGCCTGACTATGTGGAAATTTATGTTGACACTTGCATGGAGAAAGTAGCAGAAGCTAAGGCTAAAACACCTGATGCATTATTCAAGATAGAACAAAGGTTAGATTTTAGTGAATGGGTTCCTGAAGGTTTTGGAACAGGAGATTTTGTAATAATAGCAGACGGAACCATGGAAATATGTGATCTTAAATATGGTAAGGGTGTACCTGTAAGTGCAATAGATAATAAACAAATGAGACTTTATGCATTAGGAGCTATAGCAGAGTTTAGTTTTTTATATGATATAGAAAAGATAAAAATGACAATTATTCAACCAAGATTAGATTCTATATCTACTGATGAAATGATGATAGAAGAATTACTTAAATGGGCAGAAGAAGAATTAAAGCCTACAGCTAAATTAGCTTATGAAGGTAAAGGAGAATTTTGTGCAGGAGAGCATTGCAGGTTTTGCAAGGCTAATGCGGTATGCAAAGCTAGAGCAGATAAGAATATGGAGCTAGCACAATATGATTTTCAAGAACCTAATACTTTAGATAACAATGATATAGCTTTCATTCTTAGCAGAGTAGATGAGTTAATAAAATGGGCTGCAGATGTGCAAGAATATGCATTAGGACAAGCTTTACAAGGTGAGGAATTTGAAGGATTTAAAGTAGTGGAAGGTAGAAGTAATAGAAAATGGACTGATGAAAGTAAAATAGGAGAAATACTTTTAGGGCGAGGATTCTTAGAAAATGTTATATATACTAAAAAACTTACTGGAATTACAAATATGGAAAAAGCTATAGGTAAAAAAGAGGTTACTAGACTTCTAGGAGATTATATTATAAAACCACAAGGCAAACCAACATTAGCACCTATAACAGATAAAAGGCCAGTTTATAATTCTACTGAAGCAGATTTTAAATAAATATTTTAAATAATAAGGAGAGATATGATTATGATAAAAGCAAAAAGAACAGGAACAAAGGTAACTACAGGAAAGGTAAGATTAAGTTATGCACATTTATTTGAGCCACATGCAATAGAGGGAAATGAACCTAAATATAGTGTAAGCGTAATAATTTCTAAGACAGATACAGAAACTTTAAAAGCTATCAAGGAAGCAACAGAACAGGCTAAAAAAGAAGGAGCATCTAAGTGGGGAGGAAAGATACCAGCAACACTAAAAACACCACTAAGAGATGGAGATACAGAAAGACCAGATGATGAAGCCTATACTAATTGTTATTTTTTAAATGCTAATAGTAAAAATAAGCCTGGAGTGGTAGACCAAAATGTACAACCCATACTAGATGCTACAGATGTTTATAGTGGTTGTTATGCAAGACTAACTCTTAATTTCTATGCTTATAGTGCAAGTGGTAATAAAGGGATTGCTTGTGGACTAGGTAATGTTCAAAAGTTAGAAGATGGTGAGCCACTAGGTGGATTTACAAGAGCAGAAGATGATTTTGAAGCTATAGAAACAGCAGAAGATGATTTCTTAGGATAAAAAGTACAAGGTGAGTTTAATACTCACCTTTAATTATAAAAATAAAGTAGGTGATATTTATTGATACTTTAGCTATAGATGTTGAAACATACAGCAATATAGATATTAAGACTTATGGAGTTTATAAATATGTTGAATCTCCTGACTTTGAAATAATGTTATTTGCTTATGCTTTTAATGGTGAACCAGTAGAAATAATAGATTTTATGAATGGAGAAAAATTACCTTGCAATGTGTTTTATGCTTTAACGGATCCTAACATCATAAAAACGGCATTTAATGCAAACTTTGAAAGAAATACTATAAAAAATCAATATCCAGCTTTATGTCCTCCAGAACAATGGGAGTGCACAATGGTAAAAGCTTTAACATTAGGATTACCAAGTTCTTTAGATATGGTTGGCAAGGCTTTGAATTTTGAAGAAGATAAGCAAAAAATGAAAGAAGGTAAAGCATTAATACAATATTTTTGTAAGCCTTGCAAGCCAACAAAAAGCAATGGTAAAAGAACCAGGAATCTTCCAGAACATGATATGGAGAAATGGGAACTATTTAAAGAATATTGTAAGCGAGACGTTGAAGTAGAAAGAGAAATAAGGAATTTATTAAACAGATATAAAACTACAGAAGAAGAAAAGAAATTATGGCAACTAGACCAAAGAATAAATGATAGAGGGATTAGTACTGATTTAATACTTATAAAACAAGCTATTGAGTGTGATGCGGATTATACTAAAAGATTAATTCATGCAGCTACTAAACTTACTGGTCTTGAAAATCCGAACAGTCCTACACAGATAAAAAAATGGATTGGTGAGAGAATTGGAAGAGAGGTAAAGACATTAACTAAAACAAGTATTCCAGAACTTATAAAAGAATCTGAAAGCCTTGGAAAAAGTGAAGTAATAAAAATGTTAGAACTAAGACAACTTATGGCTAAAACTTCTATTAAGAAATATGAAAGCATGAATAAGGCAAGATGCAAAGATGGTAGGGTAAGAGGATTACTTCAATTCTATGGTGCTAATAGAACAGGTAGATGGGCAGGAAGATTAGTCCAAGTACAAAACTTACCTCAAAACCATCTACCAGATTTAGATGATGCTAGGAATTTTATTAGAGAAGGTAAATTTGAAGAAGTAGAATTTTTATTTGATAGTGTTCCAGATACATTAAGTCAGCTTATAAGAACAGCTTTTATACCTAAAGAAGGCAACAGATTTATAGTATCAGATTTTAGTGCTATAGAAGCAAGAGTTATTGCATGGTTTGCTGGTGAACAATGGAGATTAGATGTTTTTAGTACACATGGAAAGATATATGAAGCATCAGCTAGTCAAATGTTTAAAGTACCTATAGAAGATATAAAGAAGGGTTCAGAGTTAAGACAAAAAGGAAAAATAGCAGAATTGGCACTTGGATATGGTGGAAGTGTTGGAGCTCTTAGTTCAATGGATAGGAAAAGGAGTATTCCAGAAGAAGAACTTCCAGGACTAGTTAAAAGTTGGAGAAATGCTAATCCTAATATTACGAAATTCTGGTGGGATTGCGATAAAGCCGCAAAGAAAGTTATAAAAGAAAGAACTACTGTATGTATGCAATATGGACTTAAGTTCATATATGATCCTGGAGTTTTATTTATACAATTACCTAGTGGGAGAAAACTAAGTTATATAAGACCTAAAATTGAACCACATGAAACTTTTAGTGGAGATAAAATTACCTATGAAGGTATGGAACAAACCTCTAAACAATGGAAGAGAATAGACACTTATGGGCCTAAGTTAGTAGAGAATATAGTACAAGCTACAGCTAGAGACTGTTTAAGAGAAGCTATGTTTAGAGTGGATAAAGAAGGATATAAAATTGTAATGCATGTACATGATGAAGTTGTATTAGATGTACCTAAAGATTTTGGAAGTGTAGAAGATGTTAATAAAATTATGGGGCAGCCTATAAAATGGGCTCCTGGGCTTCCACTAAAAGCTGATGGTTATGAATGTAATTATTATATGAAGGATTAAAGGAGGCAGCTATGGAGATTAAAACAAAAAATAATTTAGATATAAATATTAAATATGATGGTTCTATAGCCATAGCTACAGGAAAGAGTAGAAAGGAAACTCATTGGAAAAATAAAAATATTTTATGGTCAACTCTAGTTGATAAATTATCTAAAACTACAAGAACACCTGAAACTTATGCAGAATATAAAAAAATGTCTAAGAGTGAAAGAGACAGAATCAAGGATGTAGGTGGTTTTGTAGGTGGAGGACTTAAAAATGGTCGCAGAAAGGCAGAGAACGTCCAGAACAGAACATTATTAACTTTAGACTTAGATTATGTTAATGGTGATATATGGTCAAGCATAGAGTTATTATGGGATTTTTCAGTAGTTATGTATTCAACCCATACTCATATACCAGATAATCCAAGGTTAAGGCTAGTAATTCCTTTAAGTAGACCCGTACTCCCAGATGAATATCAAGCTATATCCAGAATGGTGGCTGATGATATAGGAATAGACCAATTTGATGATACAACCTATGAACCTAGTAGATTAATGTATTGGGCAAGCACTTCAAGTGATGGTGAATTTATTTTTAAAATCCAAGATGAGCCTTGGTTAAATCCTGATGAAATTTTAGATAGATACACATTTGGTTGGCAAGATGTAAGCTATTGGCCAGAAAGTTCAAGATCAAGGGCGAAATTAAATAGTGTTATTAAGAAGCAGGACGATCCATTAACCAAGAAAGGTATTATAGGTGCATTTTGTAGAACTTATAGTATAAGTGAAGCTATAGCAGAGTTTTTAAATGATGTATATACTCCAGGTATAGATGATACTAGATATACATATGCCGAAGGTAGTACAACAGGTGGTGTTGTAGTTTATGATGATAAATTTAGCTATAGCCATCATGGCACGGATCCAGCTAGTAATATTTTATGTAATGCCTTTGATTTAGTTAGAATCCATAAATTTGGACACCTAGATGATGAAGTAAGAATTGATACAAAACAAAACAACTTACCTTCTTTTAAGAAAATGACTGAAGTTGCAATCAATGATAATAAAGTAAAAATTCAACTAGGAAAGGACAGAATAGAAAGTGTTCAAAATGAATTTGAAGTAGTTAAAGACGATGATATTGAATGGCTAAAGTTACTAGAGAATGATAGAAGTGGTAGAATATGTGCAACAATAGATAATGCCAAAATAATATTGCAGAATGATATTAATTTAAAAAATAAGCTTGCATACAATGAGTTTAGTTTAAGAAAATCCGTAAAAGGAAGCTTACCATGGTATAAAAGTGACAAAATTAGGTTTTGGGAAGATGGAGACGATTCTGGATTAAGGCATTATTTAGAAAAGGTTTATGGGATTAAAAGAGCTGCACCTAATATTGAAGATGCCTGTAAATTAATTTTTAAAGAAAATAAATTTCATCCAGTTAGGGATTATTTAAATAGTTTAACTTGGGACGGGAAAAAGAGAGTGGAAACCGTCTTAATTGATTACTTTGGTGCAGAAGATAATATATACACTAGAGCCGCGGCAAGAATATTTATTTGTGGGGCGGTAGCAAGAATATTTAATCCGGGTTGTCAATTAGACTATGTAACAACAATAGTGGGCAAACAAGGTATTAGAAAAGGGACATTCTATAAAACAATGGCTAAATATGATGAATGGTATACAGAATTAGCTACTATAAAATATAAGGAAGCTATAGAGGAAACTATGGGTAAGTGGATTGTAGAAATGGCTGAAATGGCTCCTACTAAAAAAAGTGAAATAGAAGAAATGAAGGCTTTTATAACTAATAAGGGTAAAACCATAAGATTAGCATATGCCCATAATCCTACAGATATACCAAGACAATATGTATTAGTAGCTTCTACCAATGAACCATCTTTTTTAAAAGACCCAACTGGTGATAGGAGATATCTTCCGGTGGATGCGGATATGGATAAAGCAACTAAAAGTATAGTAAAGGATTTACGAAATGAAGTAGATCAAATATATGCAGAGGCTATGGTATTATATAAAAAATTGAAAAATAAAGCTTTAATGTTAAATTCAGAGGAAGAAGCATTAGCCTCAATAGAGCAGGATGGCCATAGAATAGTAGATGATGAAGAAAGTACTATAATAGAATTTCTTGAAACACCTTTACCGAGAGATTGGTATGAAAAAGATTTATATGAGAGGCAAAGATATTTTAATGATTCTTTATCTCCTAAAGTCACAAAAGAAGATGGAATAATAAGAGATAGAGTTTGTGTGAAAGAAATCTTGAATGAACTTTATGGTGTAACTGGAAAAGTAGATTTAAGAGATTCAGCTAGAATAAATAAAATTCTTCAAGGATTAAAAAGTTGGCAAAAACAAAAAACACCAATAAGAATTAGTGGATATGGGAATCAAAGAGGATATTATAGAAAATAGTTTTTACTACAAGTGTCTACAGAAATCTAAAAATCTGTAGACACTATAAGGTCAATAATACCAATGGGTACTATATATTTGTCTACAATGTCTACAGTATTTACTAAGGGAATATTATTAAAAGGAGATAATATTACAATATATGGGATATTATCTTACTTCCATAATACTCATAAAGAAAAAACTGTAGTAACTGTAGACAAAATATCTTAAGACATTGATATTACTAGTTTGTCAATGTCTACAAATATTAATTTAGAAAGGGTGTAATTTTATGAACTGCGATTATAAAAGAAAAATATTAAAAGAAACTTTAAAAATATTAGATAGTAGTTATTCAATACAAACTATAGATTGGTCTGAATGCTTATACAGGGATTTAGGAAATGGGATAGATTTTGAAATTGAATATGGCAAGGGTAAATTTGATATATACGTTTGGAAAAATAAAAGTAAAACAATTGAATGTATACTTGATATAAAAAAAGCTGATTTAAAGATAACATTAGAAGGATTGATTAAAAAGTATGGAAGAATCAAGAATTGAAAAAAGACTTAAAAAAGAAATAGAGAAGTTAGGCGGTAAAGCTTTAAAGTTTGTTAGTCCAGGAATGTCAGGAGTGCCAGATAGGATTATTTTATTACCACAAGGAAGAATTGTCTTTATAGAACTTAAAGCACCAGGGAAAAAACCAAGATCTATACAGAAATATAGAATTAAAGAATTAAAGAATTTAGGATTCAGAGTTGAAATTATAGATTCTATTGAAGGAATTAGTAATTTTATAAGAGAGATTAAATAATAAAATTACTCAAAAATGAGTAAAAAGAAAGAGGGTGATATTATGAACTTTACCCCATGGAATTATCAGCAATATGCAATTAATCACATTTTAGATCATAATGCATCAGGATTATTTTTAGACATGGGTATGGGTTGAGATTAAGGTAAAACCGTATCAACATTAACTGCAATAGATTATTTATTATATCTTGGAGATGTAAGTAAAATTTTAGTTATAGCACCTTTAAGAGTAGCAGAAGATACATGGAGTGCTGAAATAGATAAATGGAATCATCTAAAACATTTAACAATATCTAAAATTTTAGGAACTCCTAAACAAAGAATAAAAGCTGTTGAAAAAAGTGTAGATATTTATATTACAAATAGAGAGAATGTAGTTTGGTTAGTAGATAATTATTTTAAGAATTGGAAATGGGATACTTGTGTTATTGATGAATTAAGTTCTTTTAAATCTTCCAAGGCTAAAAGGTTTAGAGCTTTAAAGAAAGTCAGACCATACTTTAAAAGAATAGTAGGGCTTACAGGAACTCCAGCACCTAATAGTTTAATAGATTTATGGCCACAACTTTATTTATTAGATGGTGGTAAAAGATTAGGTAGAACTATTACAAGTTATAGGCAACAGTATTTTTACCCAAAACAAATGAACGGACATGTAGTTTATAAGTACGGCTTAAAAGAAGAAGCAGAAGAACAGATTCATAAAAAGATAGGTGATATTTGTATTTCTATGATGGCAAAAGATTATTTAGATATTCCCAAAAGAATTGATAATGTTATAAATATTAATCTACCTAAAGGTTCTATAGATAAATATAAACAGTTGGAAAAGGAACTTGTAATAGAATTGGGAGAAAATGATATAACAGCAGCTAATGCAGCAGTACTTACTAATAAATTATTACAAATATCTAATGGGGCTATATATTCAGAAGATAAGTCTGTAGTAGAAATTCATGATGAAAAGCTAAAAGCTTTATTAGATATTATTGAATCAGCTAATGGTAAACCAGTTTTAATATTTTATTCATTTAAACATGATTTTGATAGAATAGTTAACTTTTTAAACTGTAAAAAATTAAAAGCTGTGGGGCTTAGAGATTCAGATGATATTAGAAAATGGAATAATGGAGAAATACCAATTTTATTAATACATCCAGCATCAGCAGGTCACGGACTAAATCTTCAATATGGCGGTAATATAATTGTTTGGTTTGGGCTTACATGGAGTTTAGAGTTATATCAGCAGGCTAATGCAAGACTTCATAGACAAGGGCAAAAACAATCAGTAATAATACACCATCTTGTAGCTAAAGGAACTGTAGATGAAGATGTAATTAAAGCTTTAGATAACAAGGAAGTTAATCAAAATACATTGCTTGAAGCAGTAAAAGCAAGACTAGAACAACATAAGGAGGGGCTGTATGGATAAACACACATATGAGAAATATAAAAGGCAAGTAGAAAATGATTTAAGGAACTACCCATATTGGTTGATAGCAATGGAAACTCCTAATTTGGGTTATCCAACTAGATGGGGAGAAATAGGACAAGGTGGGTATAATGGTACAAGCACAGTTGAAACAGATATGTTAAAAGATATGGAAAGAAAATGGAAGGTTGAGGTTATCTCTAGAGTATTAAACTGCTTAGATTCTAAAAGTAAGACAATAATTGAAGAATGGTATTTCAGAGATACAATGACAAGAGAACAAATACAAGAGGAAATAGGGTTAGATAAAAATAGATTTTACCATCTTAGAAACAGAACTTTGAAAAAGTTTATGATAGCAATAGGATATATTTAAAAAAGTTAGAAAAAAAGCAGAAAAAAAGCAGAAAAAACAGTGGAAATATTTTAAAACATAGGATAATATTATGATAAGATGCCAGAAATGGCAGAGAGCACTTGGAGGGATCCAGGTGCTTTTTACATTCCCAAAACAAACCGTTTGAAAATAGTTGTTATAAGAAGAAACAATAGCAATTAACAATGAGGAGGTGAGCTCATGGCAAAATCTAAATATGAAACTAATGTAAAAGATAAACTTATACTAGTTGAAGGGTGGGCAAGAAATGGGCTCACTGATGAACAAATAGCAAAGAATTTAGGAATAGGATATTCAACATTAAAAGAATATAAAAAGAAATATCCAGCCTTTCTAGCTGCCCTAAAAAAGGGAAAAGAAGTAATAGACTTTGAAGTAGAAAACGCACTCTTAAAAAGGGCATTAGGATACGAATATGAAGAAGTAACTAAAGAAAGGATATTAAAAAAAGATGAACAAGGAAAGCCTTTAACTGATATACATGGGTTTCCAATATATGAAATGGTAGTTACTAAAACAGTTAAGAAAGAAGTTACACCAGATACAACAGCTCAAATATTTTGGTTAAAGAACAGAAAGCCAGAAGATTGGAGAGATAAGCAAAATATTGAGCATAGTGGAAACTTATCTAATGAAGTCAATATAACAATAGATGGTGAGAATTATGGGGATTAATCTGAACATTAATTCAAAAGTATTTAATCAGATATACTTAAAACATCAATTAAATAATAATAACCGTTATCAGATTTACTACGGGGGATCATCCAGTGGTAAATCTTTTTCTTTGGCTCAAAGAACTGTGCTAGATGTATTTAATGGTAATAGAAATTATTTAATAGTTAGAAATGTTCAAAACACAATTAAGAGATCATGTCTTAATGAAATAACAAAAGCTATAAATAGTTTTGAAATTGCAGATTATTTTGATGTCAATAAAACAGATATGATAATAACTTGTAAGATAAATCAAAAGCAAATATTATTTTGTGGACTTGATGACGTTGAAAAGATTAAGTCCATAACACCTATAGATGGTGTAATAACTGATATATGGGTGGAAGAAGCCACAGAAACAGAGTATAAGGCAGTAAAACAATTAGACAAAAGACTTAGAGGAAGATCTAAAGTAACTAAGAGATTAACATTGAGTTTTAACCCTATACTTAAGGATCATTGGTTATATAAAGAATACTTTGATATTTGGCAAGATGATAAACAGTATATAGAAAAAAATAATGTATCTATTCTTAAGACTACATATAAAGATAATAAATTTTTAACTGATGATGATATAGCAGCACTAGAAAATGAAACAGATCCTTATTACTATGAAGTTTATACATTAGGTAATTGGGGAGTTCTTGGAGCTGTTATATTTAAGAATTGGAAAGTACAAGACTTTAGTGATATTGAAAAAACATTTGATAATCATAGACATGGAGTTGACTGGGGATTTGCTGATGATCCTTTTGCTTATATAAAATCACATTTAGATAAGACAAGAAAAAGGCTTTATATATGTGATGAAATAGAGGTAGTTGGAATGTTAAATGAAGAATCAGCACCTTTAGTAAAAGAAAAGGCAGGTTCGAGCAGAGTAATATGTGATAGTGCAGAACCTAAATCAGTAGCTGAATTTAAAAAATTAAGAGTAAATGCTAAATCAGCAAAGAAAGGTCCAGGAAGTATTGAATATGGAATTAAGTTTTTACAAGGTTTAGAAATTATAATACATCCAAGATGTCAAAACTTTAAAAATGAAATAAGTAAATATAAATATAAAGAAGATAAGAATGGTAATATCCTTCCTATACCAATAGATAAGGATAACCATTTAATAGACGCATTAAGATATAGTTTAGAAGATGACATGAAAGGTAGCTCAATATCATTTGATTAGGAGGCGGTGAAGTGTTTTTTAATAATATATTTAGTAATGAAGTTAATACTCAAATGACTTTAGAAGAAATTATCCAGGAAGAAATAAAAGAATGGAATAGCTCGACAGCAAGACAATTAATGCTAGATGGAGAAAGATATTATAAAGGTGATACTGATATACTTAAGCGTAAAAGAACGGCTATAGGCGAAGGTGGAGAACTGGAAGAAGTTAAGAATCTAGCAAATAACAAACTAGTACATCAATTTGTTAGAAAGCTTACAGATCAAAAGACAGGATATTTATTATCAAAGCCTTTAAGTGTACAAACTGAAAATGAAACATATAAAAAGATATTAGACAATGTATTCAATAAGTCATTTATGAAGCTTATTAAGAATTTAGGTAAAGATGCAATTAATAAAGGAATAGCATGGGCTCAAATTTATTATAATGATGAGGGTGAGTTAAGATTTAAAAGATTTCCTAGTGAAGAAATAATTCCTTTATGGAAGGATTCAGAACATACTAAGCTAGATGCAATTATAAGAGTGTATGAAGTTGAAGTTTATGAAGGGCATACTAAGAAAACAGTAACTAAAGTTGAATATTGGGATACAGAAAAGGTATTAAGATATGTTGAGTATGAAGGTAGATTAATACCTGATGTTGAAGTTCCAGAAGATGAAGGGCATTTTAGTATGGTAGATGATAAAGGAAATAAACAATCATTTACTTGGTCTAAAGTGCCTTTTGTATATTTCAAATATAATGATGAAGAGCAGCCATTAATTAAGTTTGTCAAAAGTCTAGTGGATGATTACGACAGAAATAAAAGTGACAATAGTAATAATTTAGAGGATCTTCCTAACTCTATCTATGTACTTAAGGATTATGACGGAACTAACTTAGGTGAGTTTAGAAGGAACATGAGCCTTTATAGAGCAGTTAAGGTAGCAGGTGATGGTGGAGTTGAAACAAGAAACTTAGAGCTTAATGTTGAAGCCTATAAAACTCATATAGAACAAACTAGAAAAGACATATATGAGTTTGGACGAGGTGTTGATACTCAAAGTGATAAGTTTGGTAATAGTCCTTCAGGAATATCATTAAAGTTCTTATATAATGATTTAGACATGGATTGCAACATAATAGAAACAGAATTCCAGGCAAGTTTAGAATATTTACTATGGTTTATTAATCAACATTTAATTAACACTGGACAAGGTGATTTTACTAACGAAAATGTAGAGTTTATCTTCAATCGTGATACTCTTATAAATGAAACAGATAGTATTAATAATTGTCAAAATTCAGTTGGCATTATTAGTGATGAAACTATAGTGTCTAATCACCCATGGTCTACTAAAGATGAACTAGAGAAGATAAAGAAACAGAAAGAAGAATATGAAAGAATATATCCTAATTTCCCTTTAGAAGATGATCCTAAGGGTGATGTAGATGAAGAGTAAAGATTATTGGAAGAAACGCTCAGAGCAGGTAGCAAGAAAGCAATATAAAAAAGTAGATAAATATATAAATTCTATGCAACTAGAATATGAAATAGCAAAGGATAGCATACAAAAAGATATAGAATCATTTTATTCAAGGTTTGCTGCTAACAATGAAATAACACTAGATGAAGCTAGAAGGCTATTAAACTCCAATGAATTAAGGGAATTTAAGATGGACTTAAAAGAGCTTACCAATAAAGCTAAAAATAATATAGATGATAAATGGGAGCAGGAACTTAATAATGTATCTTATAAGGTTAGAATAAGTAGGCTACAAGCTCTACAAACGCAGATTAATAATGAAATACAGTTATTATATTCTAAGCAACAAAATGATGTTACAAGTCTTTTAAATGGAATATATGAAGATACTTACTATAGGAATATATATGAAGTTCATAAAGGCTTAGGAATTGGTGTTAACTTTGCTAAGTTGGATACTAATACAATAGATAAGGTTATAAAAGAACCATGGTATGGTGATAACTATAGCAGTAGGATATGGAATAATAAAGATAAGCTGATTATGGAGCTTCAAGCTAATTTAACACAAGCTTTTATTAGAGGAGACCCTATAGACAAGACTAGTAAAATAATAGCTGAAAGGATGATTGTGGCTAAGAATAGAGCTAGAACATTAGTTAATACAGAAAGTTCATATATAACTTCTAAGGCAACATTTGATAGCTATAATAAAAGTGGTGTAATTAAACAATATGAGATACTTGCAACTTTAGATTTACGTACTAGTAGGATATGTAGAGAAATGGATGGAAAAGTATTTAAGGTAAGTGAAAAAGAAATAGGAGTTAATGCTCCACCATTTCATCCTAATTGTAGAACTGCAATAGTTCCGTATTTTGATGATGCTATAGATGAAGAAAGAATTGCTAGAGATAGTGAAGGTAAGGCCTATTATGTAGATGGCAATATAAAATATGAAGATTGGTATGATGAATATGTTAAAGGCAATTCTAAAGAAGAAATAGCTGAAAAGAAATTGCAAAATAGGTATAATGATAAAAAACAACATAAAAGGTATATGGATGTTTTAGGTAATGGAGTTCCTAAAATTTTTGATAAATTCCAAGAATTAAAGTATAATAATAAAGAGGAATGGGATAGACTAGTGTATAAATACAAGCTTGAAACTATTTATAATTTAGATAGATTGAAGCATACAGAAAACTTTGCGAGTAAGAATGTAATTAAGCATATCCTTGAAGGTGAAATAAACAGAAGAGGTAAAGCAGTTGGATTTCATATGGAAAATATGCCAACTAAAAAAGGTGAAATTATAGAGAAAACTAGAAGCAAAGTTAATGAAAACGGTATTTATAAAGCAAAAGTAATTATTGGTGGAGTTCCTAAGATAGCTAAATCAACATTCTTCCCAACTGATATGACTCCACAACAAGTAGTTAATGCTATAAATGAAGCTTACAGTAGTAGAATAGAAACTCCTACGAATGAATTTATAGGCAATACAAGTTATGGATTTAAGATAGGAATGTATTTAGATAATAAAGGGAATATAACCACAGCATATCCTAAGTTTTGAAAGAGGTGATTTTATGGAATATAAGTTTATTATTAAAAATATATTTCAGAAGCCAGAATTATTTATGTGTTTTGAAGAAAAATATAAAATGTTGGAAAATATATTTACTAGATCAGCTTTGGATTTTGAAAATAAAAAGGATTGGTTAGAAGCTATAAATGATACATTAGAAGGCAAGTTAGAAAATGGAGATTTTGGAGTGCAAACGGGATTTGGAGCAGATGTTGGAGAAGAAAAGACAATAATATATTGTGACTTCACTGATGAAGAGTTTGAAATATCAACAGAAGAATTTAAAAAGCTATCGGAAATATGGTTTGATAAATTGGAGCAGTTCAATAGAACAGGAAAAATTGATTAATTAAGCACTTACTAAGTAAAAATAGTAGGTGCTTTTATTATGCTTAAAAAAGGAGAGTTTGATAATGAAAAGAGCAAAATTATATTTTAACGAAGATGGTATTGTGGATAATAGAGTTATTAAGTTACCTGATGACATATCTGACAAATTAATAAATATTACGGATATCGGAACTATAGGATTTGAAACAGAAGAAAACAAACTATTGGTAATAAGATCAGAAAACTTTATAAGAATAGAAGAAATTTAAAGGAGTTGAAAGGTTAATGACTATACCAAATAAGATTAAGATTGGTGGAGTTACTTATAGCATTATAGAATGTAATAATCCATCAGAAGAGAATCCTCAAGTAGATGGACAGATATTATATCACAAGCAAGAAATAAGACTTAAAAATGATATGTCCAGAGAATATAAAGAAAATATATTTTTACATGAAGTTATTCATGGGATATTTGAACATATTGGTTTTGATCAAGATGAAACAATTGTTATTAGATTAAGCAATGCACTACATGGATTTATAAAAGATAATCCTAATATATTTACTAAAGATACAAATATATCTAATAAATTAACTGCTTCAGCAAATGTGGACGCTAATGAAATAATTAAGAAGATTGAAAAGTATATTGGAAATGAATTAATTATTGCTGCTAAAGGAGTTTATGAATAAATGAGCTATAAAATAAAAGTTATTTGTAATTGTTTTGTGGTTGTTGGTATATTAGTTCAATTAATTCATGCTTCTATAGAAAATAAAAAGAAAAATACTATGGGAGCTATATACGAGTTGCTGTGGGCTTTAATTTGGATATTGCTAATAAAATAAAACTTAACATATATGTGTATGATCAAGTCTTAAAAATAAGGCTTTTTATTTTGTTTAAAATTAAGAAAGGAATGATATTAATGGAATTAACTATTAATAATTTAGAGAAATGTTTTTATGAAGCAAGTCAAAAAGATAAAAAATATGTAGGTATAAAAATTCAAATGGCAGGATTTAAAAAAGCTGAAATAATAATTAATGAAAATGCCAATTTTGATAAGAAATTTGACTATTATAAGAAAGCATATAATAAGGATCTAACTCTTAAAACTTTTGATGGAATAGAAATAGTTGGATTTACTTATGGGGATACTTTTGAAGAAATAGAAAAAGATTTATTAAGATAGAAAGGAGTAAGACAATGCCAAAATTAAGTGAAATATTAGGAGAACATTTTAAACAGATACCAGAGGAGCTACAAGATAAATACAAAGATGTGGATTTAGTTGATAGCTCTACTTATATTATTAAAACTGATTATGATAGCATATCAGAACAATTAAATACAGCTAATAATACCATAAAAGAATTAAAAAAGAATAATAAAGACAATGAAACTTTGCAAAACACAATTAAGGAGCATGAAAAAACAATAACAGATTTAAAAACAGAAAATATCAGGACAAAAAAAGAATCTGCAATTAAGTTAGCTTTAATAGATGCAGGTTGCATAGATACAGATTATTTTATACATGTAAATGGAGGTGTTGATAGTTTTGAAACTGATGAATTAGGTAACATAAAAGATTTAGATAATATAGTTAAATCTACTAAGGAGTCTAAACCTTATATGTTTCCAGAAGAACAAAAACAACCACAGTTTTCAGGAGTAAATCCTGTAGATAGTGCAGCAAACAAAACAACGGCAAAAGATACAAGCAAAATGTCTTATACTGAATTGTGCAAGTATCTAGAAGAAAATCCAAATGCACAAATTTAATTAAAGAAAGAGGGAAGATAATATGTCAAAATTTGATTCAAAGAGTTTTAACCCACAAGCATTTGGTGCTTATGTAGAAAGAGTACCAAAGTTAAAGAAAAATGAATTATTAAAATCAAGAGCATTGAAAGGTAATACAGAAATTAAAAATGCTTTTAGTTCGCAAACAGGAACTGCATATGCAGTATTACCTATGTATGGAAGAATAGGAGGAACTGCACAAAATTATGATGGACAAACAGATATTACAGCAACAGGTACAACAACTTTTGAAAGAGGAGTAGTTGTTGTAGGGCGTTCTGCTGCATGGCTAGAAAATGACTTTTCAGAAGATATTACTGGTGGAGTAGATTTTATGAGCAATGTAGGAAACCAAGTTGGCGAATATTGGGATGATGTGGATCAAGGAATATTATTAAGCATTCTAAAAGGTATTTTTTCAATGACAGGAACCGATAATCTAAAATTTGTTAACAATCATACATTAGATATTTCGGCATTAGCAGATGATAAAAATGTTGTAGGTGCTACTACTCTAAATACAGCCATTCAAAAGGCAAGTGGTGACAATAAATCTAAATTTACTATTGCTATTATGCATAGTGCAGTTGCTACTAATTTAGAGAACCTTAAATTATTATCATATCTTAAATATACAGATGAAACAGGTATAGAAAGAGAATTACAACTTGCTACATGGAATGGTAGAACTGTTTTAATAGATGATTCAATGCCCGTTGAGGAAGTTGAAAAGACAGGAGATGCAGAAGGATATACAAAATATACAACTTATGTATTAGGAGATGGAGCATTTGACTATGAAAATATAGGTGCTAAAGTACCTTATGAAATGTCAAGAAATCCTTCTAAAAATGGGGGACAAGATACGTTGTATTCTAGACAAAGAAAATGCTTTGCACCTTATGGAATTTCATATACTAAGAAATCACAATCAACATTATCACCGACAAATACAGAGTTAGAGAATGGAGCTAATTGGGAGCTTGTAAACAATGGAGCCACTGGAAAGGATAAAGAATATATTGACCATAAAGCTATTGCAATAGCTAGAATTATTTCAAGAGGTTAATAGATTGGATGTGAGTTTAATGACTCAACTAGAAAAATTAAAGAAACTTTTAGGCATACCCTTAGAAGATAATTCTAAGGATTTTTTATTGAAATTTGCACTACAAGATGTAGAGCAAATAGTAAAAAATTATTGCCAAATTAAAGAAGTTCCAGAAGAACTTAATAATACAGTTATAAAAATGGCTATAGACATGTATAGAAATGAGAACCTAGGGGGAGAAGAAAGTTCTTTAGGTTCTATTTCTTCTATAACAGAAGGAGATACATCCATAAGTTATAGGAGTTCAGCCAACGAGTTTAAAGATAGCTTACTTAAGGATTACAAAGCACAACTTAATAAATATAGAAAGTTGGTTTGGTAATATGTTTAAAAGTATAGAGAAAGCCAGGAAACAAGCGAGAAAGGCTATTGAAAGTTTATATGATTGTACTTGTAATATAACTGGAGGAAAAGAAAAGGTTAAAGATCCTGTTACTAAAGAAACTAAGTTAGTACCAAAAATAAAATATGAAAATCAACCTTGTAAAGTATCTAAACAAAGTCTATCTAAAAACAACCAAACTGATACAGTTAACAAGATTATATATGAGCTTAAGCTTTTTATTGCTCCAGAGTTAGAAATTAATCAAGGTGATACCATAGAAGTTACTAATAGATTTGGAGATAAAGAAATCTATAAAGCTGGAGAAGGATTTTCTTACAATACACACCAAGAAGTTATTTTAAGTAAAGAGAGTAAAGCTTAATGAGTAGAATGGGTAGTTTTGATTATAGTGATTTTAAGAATATGGCTAAAAGATTTAATAAGGCTTTAGACGAAAGAGTAATTGAAAGATGGATTAAAGAGTTTCTTCTTCAAATGGCTTTTAGGACTGAAAGAAAAATTAAGAAAAGAACTCCAGTTGATAGTGGACATTTAAGACGTAATTGGCAAGTAGGAAATGTAGAAAAACGAGGTAATGCTTATGTAGTAGAGATATTTAATAATTTAGAATATGCTTTGTTCGTAAATAATGGACATAGGACAAGAGATCATAAAGGCTGGGTTGAGGGACATTTTATGGTTGAAATATCTATGAATGAAATAGAAAGGCAGTTACCAAAATTTTTAGAGAAAAAACAAGTAGAATTATTAAATCAAATACTTAATGGTAGGTGATAGTGTGAAGTGGTTCGGAATTGATTTTGGAATTAAAGATATATTTTTTGAAACTGATGAAAAGCAACATATAATAACTTTTAAGATTGATTTATTTGGAAATATTAAAGATGTAGGATATGCTGAAGGTGAAAAAGGAACCATGGGTGGTGGTGTGAAAGAAATAAAAATTAAATCCACCAGCCCTAATATTTTTGGAAGAATACGTTATCTGATGGAAATAATCATTAGAAAAATAAAGAAAAAATTAGATGCTAATTATTTTTAATAAAGTTAATACTATATTCAGTAACTATAACATCAAATGAGAAGGTGATAGTATAGCAAACATAGATGATTTAAGGATAGGAATTAATAATGCTTTGGATAAAGAGTTCCCAAACACAACCATATATAACGAAGAAATAAAGCAGGGCTTTGGAGAGCCTTGTTTTTTTATTAAGGTTTTAAATTCAGCACAGGATAAGGAATTGAATATTAGATATAAGAAAAATGTATACTTTGATATTCATTATTTTAGTGATAAAGAGGATATTAATTCAGATTGCAATAATATGGCTGACAGGCTTTATGATTTACTTGAATATATACAGGTAGGTAATAGCCTATATAGAAGCACTAACATGACACATGAGGTTATAGATGGAGTTTTGCATTTCTTTTCGCAATTTAATTACCATGTAATTAAGGAAATTGAGAAAACTCCTAAGATGGAGAAATTAAAACAGGAGGTGCATTTATGTAATGGTAGAAAAGGAAATTAAGTTTAGCAAAGAACAGATATTATCTTCTAAACAATTTACAGTTATAGAAAAAGATATACTAAAAGCACTACTAGAAGATAAGCAATATAGCTTAAAAGAAGTTAAAAAGATTATAGATGATTTTAAAAAGAAAGAGGTGAAATAGATGGCGGGAGGAACATGGGAAAAACAAAATAAAGTTAGACCAGGAGCATATATAAACTTCAAGTCTAAAAAGAATACATCAACCCCTATAGGAGAAAGAGGTATAGCAACTTTACCATTAGTATTACCATGGGGACCTGAAAAAGAAATTATTACTATACAGGCAGATGATGATCTATCAAAAGTGTTAGGTATAAATATAACTGATGATAGTGTTTTACTTATTAGGGAAGTATTTAAGAAAGCTAAGACACTTTTATTATACAGGCTTAATGAAGGAACTAAGGCTACTGTTACATTAGAAGGATTAACTATAAATGCAAAATATACTGGCACTAAAGGAAATAACATTACTATAGTAATTCAAAATAACATAGATGATACAGAACAATTTGAGGTTATAACTCTATTTGAAGGAAATAAAGTAGATAGGCAATTAGTTAAAGCTATTGGTGATTTAAAGTCTAATGATTATGTTGAATTTAAAGGAGAGGGAGAATTAAAATCAACCGCAGGTCTTACTCTTAAGGGTGGCGAAGATGGTACTGTTACCAATCAAAGTTATACTAATTATTTAAGCACTATAGAACCTTATGATTTTCACACTATGGGTATACCAACAAAGGATTCTAGTATAAAAGCAGTTGCTACAACATTTATAAAAAGACTTAAAGAAGAAGGAAGACAAGTTCAATTAGTATTAGAAAATTATCCTGAAGCTGATAGTGAAAATGTTATTAGTGTTAAAAACGGAGTTATATTATCAGACGGAAGTAAAATAACATCAGATAAAGCAGTGGCATTTGTAACAGGAGCTACAGCAGGAGCAAATGTAAATCAATCAAATACTTATTTAGAATATCCTGGTGCTATAGATGTGGATACTAAATATACAAATAGAGAAATTGAAGAAGCCTTAAATAATGGGGAAATAGTATTTACAATTAGCAATAGAAAAGTAGTCATAGAACAGGACATTAATACATTTAAAACTTTTACAGAAGACAAAGGAAAAGACTATAGAAAAAATAGAGTGATTCGTACACTTTTTGAAGTAAATAATGGTACTAGGTTATTATGGGAAACTAGCTATATCGGTAAAGGTGACAATAATCCAGATGGTAGAAACTTGTTTAAGAAAGATGTAATTAAGTTTTTAGAGAGATTACAAGGTATTGGAGCACTTGAAAATGTTATACCAGAAGATGTGGAAATTCAAAAAGGTCAAGATAAAGATTCTATAATAGCCAAAGTTGGGGTTCAACCAATAGATGCTATGGAAAAACTTTATATGACTGTAGAAGTAGAATAGGAGGTGCAATAATATATGGGATTTTTTAAAGCAGAAGATACAATTAGTGGACAAGAAGCTAGGGCATACATAACTGTAAATGGCAGAAATGAAGAATTGTTCTATGCAAAGAAAATTGAGTCTAAAGTCGAAAAGCAAAAGACAGAGGTAAAAACACTTGGAAGAAGAGGAACACAAAATAAAGCAGCAGGTTGGAAAGGGACAGGCACACTTACTGTTTATTATGCTACTTCTCTATTTAGGGAATTAATGCTTAAATACATGAAAGATGGTATTGATACTTATTTTGACCTTGCTGTAACTAATGAGGACCCAACAAGTAACATTGGTAAGCAAACAATTGTTTTAAAAAATTGTAATTTAGATGAAGTAAGTATGGCTATGTTTGATGTTGATAGTGAAGTATTAGAGGAAGATATGAGTTTTACATTTGAAGATGTTGACATGTTAGATAAATTTAATAAACCAGTATTAGGATAATAGGAGGAATGTATTATGGATTTTAAAGACTTTTTAATGGAAGAATTTGAAGATGCAGAGGTAATAGAAAAAACTTTAAAAATAGGTGGTAAAGATAAAGTTATGAAGTTTAAACCTATATCAGCAACTTTAGGTGATGAACTTAGAAAGAAATGTAAAAAGGTTAAGATTTTAAAAGGACAAAAGATAATTGAAACTGACCAAGATAAATTTATAGCTAATCAAATCATAGAGACTACAGTGCATCCAGACTTGAAAAATGCAGAGCTACAAAAGGCATGGGGTGTTATGGGTGCAGAAGAATTACTTGAATCTATGAAATCAAAAATGAAAGACGGAGAATACACAGATTGGTCAAATACAGTTGTAGAAATAAACGGATATGATAAAGGAATGCAGGAGCTTATTGAAGAAGCAAAAAACTAATAAAGGGGGGCGATAGTGAAGCAAACTATGCTCACTATGCCCTCCATAGGTTAAAGATTAGGCCAGGCTTATTAGCTGGTAAGTCTCCTAATGAACCAATAGATAGAAAAGAAAGAGCATTTATATACGGTTCCATAGATATACACGTAGAAAATGAGAAGAAAGCTACTAAATAAAACTAAAATAAAGAAATATAATGGTGGTTAATGGATAATAAGGTTGAATATTTACAAAAATTGCTATATAATTAATAATAAGAAATAGTTGTAAATAATATTAATATATGGGGGGAGAATATGAAAATGAAACGATCTAAATTATTATTAATTTCAGCAATATTAGGAGCTTTGTATTCTGTATATCTTATATCGCATTTTGGAGGAGGAATTTTTGGTAGTAAGGATGGAGTTGAGCTTGCAGGTGCCGCTATAGCTACAGCTTTGGTTACACCACATATGATTTTAGTTGTTTTAGCAACTATATTTAACTGGGTAGCTTACTTCTCAAATAAAAGAGGATTTGCATTAACAGGAGCTATTCTATATTCAGTGGCAGGAGTTATTTTTATGTTATATATTATGTTTGTAATTCCTTCAATTGTTCTAAGTTTTATAGGGTATGCAAAGTTAAAGAAAATAATAGAAAGTAACAAAACAAATGTAGCTAATAACGAATTTTAAAAATTCTAGACAATACTTTACAACTATTTTAATAAATATTCTATTAAAAATTAAACATTTATTAAAGTTAAAGGAGCGATTTTATGAAAAAGATAATGAGTATTGTATTTGCTGCATTGTTAGTATTTACATTTAATGCGTGTGATCAAAAAAATCCAGCTAAAGATGGTAATACAACAGAAACATCAGCTAAAAATACTTCAGTAGAAAAAAATGTAGATAAGAAAAAAGCTGACTATAAAGAAATCAATAAAGGTGATTTAGTTAAAATAGATGATTATTGTGAATTCAAGATAATTAATACGAAGTTTGCAAAAAAGATTGTACCACCAAAACCAGAAGGGATGCATACATACTATGAAGCAGAAGAAGCTGGGACAACTTACTTTGATACTACAATAAACATAAAAAGTTTGTTGACATCAGGAAAAAGTGCGGATGAATTTTTATCTGTTAAGGTAATTTATGATGGTAAATATGAATATAATACATTTTCTACAATAGAAGAAAATGGTGGATCAAATTTTACTTATACTAATATAACATCAATAGAGCCTTTAAAAAATGGAATACTTCATTTTTTAGCAGAAGTGCCTGAAGGAGTAGAAAAAGACAATAAGACATTAGAAGTTATAATAACAGCTAATAAACAACAGTTTAAATTAAAAATTAAATAAAACAAAACTTAATCATTACAATAAAAGCACTTATTAATGTAAGTGCTTTTATTATGCTCAAAAATAGAAAAGAGGTGATAATTATATCAACAGTATCGGCAAGTTTGAGAATGTTCGATCAAATGACAAGACCCCTACAACAGGTTACACAAGCTTTAAATTTAACTATAAGTGCTATGGATAATATGAATAACAGTGCAAATAGAGATATAAGAATAACTAATAGTTTAAATACTGCTAGAGGGGCAATTCAAAGAGCTTCTGCTGGATTGCAAGAATTGGCAAGTTCTCAAGATAGAGCATCTAACAGGCAAAATAATTTAAATAATTCTTTTAATCAAGGTACAAATTCAGCTAATGCACTACTAAATAAAGTTAAAGGATTAGCAAGTGCTTACTTAGGATTCCAAGCGATAAAAAAAGGTATAGATTTAACTATAGTTGGTGCTGCTAAATTAGAACAACAGTTAATTACTATTTCGGGTATGTTAGGAAATAAAGAAGTTGGTAAAGCTTTTTTCGGAGAATTAAATAAATATGCAAATATAAGTGTGTATGGATTAAAAGAATTTAATACTATAACAAGAAGTTTTATTCAATTTACTAAAAATACTGATAATCTTATGAAATTAAATAAAACAGCTGAAAAATTAGCTTTCTTAGATCCAACGCAAGGACTTGAAGGTGCGGGATTTGCACTTAAAGAAGCTTTAAGTGGAGATTTTATGTCAGTTCGACAAAGATTTGGCTTTGGTAAGGCAGACGCTGAAATACTCAAGGCGTCCAAAAGTATGGATGATTTTATAAATAAATTTAATAAGTTGTTAGCCAGTAAAGGTGCAACTGATAAGGCTATGGAAGAATTTAATCAATCGGCAATAGCTCAATTTAATAACTTAAAATCTAATATAGAAACTGCATTTTCACAAGCAGGAGAGAATGCTTTAAATGCTGTAAAACCAATATTAAGCAGAATAAATCAAGGATTTAGAAAGGGTAGTTTCCAACCATTCTTTGATGGAATAAACGCAGGTATTACAATAATAGCCAATGCGGTAGTTTGGGTATCTGATGTAATTCAATCTGGGGTGGATATAGTTAGTAAAGTATTTAATGCTGTACTAATTAATATTGAAAATACAGGAATAGCATTATGGGCACTATCACCTATTATACTTGGACTTGTCGCCGCCTGGGGAACCTATAATGCTGTAATATTTATAACTAATGCTTTAACAACAATAACCAATGGATTAATGGTAATATGGACTTTCTTAACCAATGGGCTTACTTTTGCAAAATTACGATTAGCAAGTGCTATATCTATAGCAACTATTAAGCAACGGTTATTTAATTTGGTTATGTCATTAAATCCAATAGGAATAGTAATTGGGTTAATAATAGGGTTAATAACCGCCATGCTAGCTTTTGGAGCTGTTACAAATGGAATTAGAAAAACCTTTGCAGATGCGTTTGGATATATAGTAGATGCGGCTCAATGGGCTGTTAATGCAGTAATAAATATTTTAAATGGAGCTATAAAAGGCATAAATAAAGTATCAGGTTTCTTTGGAGGATTATTAGGAATTGAAACAAAACAAATACAAGAGATAGAATATAAAGCTGATTTTAGTAAATTCAAAGCATCAGGACAGGATTTTATTAAAAATGCTACTCTAGATGATGTAAAAGCTAAATTTGGTTTAGATAAAATAGGTAAAGGTTCAGACCAATCTAAAATGCCTGATATGAATGCATGGAATAAAGCACAAGGACCAGGAACTTTAGGAATGGATGATCCTAATAAAAAATTAAAAAAAGGAAATAAGCATTTAAAAAATATAGATGATAAAATTGACATTAGTAATGAGCATTTGGAAATGCTTAGAGATTTAGCAGAACAAGAGAGCATACAAAACTTTGTAACATTAACTCCAACTGTACAAGTTACTACAGGAGATATTAAAGAAGAAGCAGATATAAATAAAATAATTGATAAGATAGAAAGCTATATGGAAAATGAATTAGTTAATAGTGCAGAGGGGGTATATGCTTAGTGAACTATAAAATGTACTTAGGTATTAATAATGGTGAAGAGGGCTTTATGCTCCCAGTACTTCCAGAAAAGATAGAATTTGAAGAGGATGGAGATAATAAAACCTTTGACATTATAAATTTAGGAGAAATAAATACAATAAATAAACCTAAATTAACTAAAATTAGTTTTGAAAGTTTTTTCCCTAAATATAAACAACCATATGTAAGTTCAGAACAATTATTTGAGCCTAGTTTTTACATTAATAAAATTAGAGAGTGGAGAGAAAAGAAACATAAGATAAGATTTATATTTGTAGGCAGTCCATTGGAAGTTAATGATTTATTTACCATAGAAAATTTTAAAATAAGTGAAAATGGTGGAGAAGTTGGAGATATTTATTATTCTATAGACCTTAAAAGATATAAATCTTATGGAGCTAAGAAAGTGGTAATAGTTAAACCTAAAAATAATAATACAACTAAAAATGTAGCTAAAGTAAATAAAAAACCACCTAGACCAGTAGAGAAACCAAAAGTCAAAACACATACAGTAGTTAGAGGAGATACTCTATGGCATATTGCTAAAAGATATTTGGGAAATGGTGCTAGATGGAAAGAAATATATAACTTAAATAAGGATAAAATTAAAAACCCTAATCTTATATATCCAGGACAAATTTTTAAAATACCATAGGGGTGATTAAATGCAGATACAATTATTAGTTGATGATAAAAAAGGGAATGTATTTGATATAAGTGAGCTGGTTAGCGAAATTACTTGGAAAACTAAAAGAAAAGGAAAGCCTTCTAGTCTAGATATAAAATTAATAAAGGATAAAACAATATCTATAAATAATGGTGATGTGGTTAGTTTTAAAGTAGATAATAACAAAGTCTTTTATGGATATGTATTTGATAATGGTGGAAGTAAAGATCCAGAAATAAAATTAACTACTTATGATCAAATAAGGTATTTATTATCTAATGATACCTATGTATTTAAGAATAAAAAAGCCAGCCAAATTATATCTCAAATTGCTAAAGATGTAAGCTTAAGAGTAGGAACTATAGAAGATACAGCATATGTAATTCCAAGCGTATTAGAAGATGATAAAAAATTATTAGATATAATGTATAGTGCTTTAGATAAAACATTAATGAGTACAAAACAGACATATGTTTTATATGATGATTTTGGATACTTAACTTTAAGAAATATAAATAATATGAAGCAACCTGTAGTTATAAGTGATGATAGTAATTTAGGAGATTATAGCTGGAGTAATAGCATTGACAATGATACTTATAATAGGGTGAAAATCGTTAGAGATGTAAAAGGTAAAGAAAATAAGACTAATAGTAAGAATAAAAAAGATAAGAAAGATGATAAGAATAAAACTGGCAGAGAAGTTTACATTGCACAGGATAGCAATAATATTGCTAAGTGGGGAAGATTGCAATACTTTAAAAAAGTAGATGAAAAAATGAATAAAGCACAGATTCAAGAACTTGTTAACTCAACCCTACAACTTAAAAACAAAGAAAAGAAAACATTGAAACTTAAAGATGTAATTAGTACAGATATATCAGCCGACTTAAAATTAAGAGCTGGTAGTGGTGTATATGTAGATATAAAAGAAAAAGGAATTAAACAGTATTATCTTATAGAAGAAGCTACACATAAATTTGAAAAAGGAAATCTAATTATGGACTTTGATTTAAAGGTGGTGTAAGTGTTGGGAATGATAGACACAATTAAAAAAGCAAGCATGGGAGCAGTAGGAGCTAGTAATCCAGTTAATATTTTATTTGGAGAAGTATTAAGTATAGAAGATTTTAAAATAAAAGTAGACCAAAAACTTATATTGGATAAAGATTTTTTTATTATCCCTGAAAGATTAACCAGGTATGAGATTGATTTAAAACATAACCATGGTTCTAATAATACTGCATTAGGGAAATTAGTTATTAGAGAAGGACTTAAAAAAGGAGATAAAGTATTACTTTTAAGGATTCAAGGGGGACAACAATATGTAATACTGGATAAGGTGGTGTAATATGAGTGAAGTTAGTATTTTACCGCAAGGAGCAGTTATATCTGATGATTTAGAAGTAGAAGAAATAATTGAACCTACAAAAACTTATAAAATTAAAGATGATAGAATAGTTGGTTTTTGTGATGGAATTGAAGCTTTGAAACAAGCTATATATTTAATATTAAATACTGAAAGATATGAGTACCTTATATATAGTGATGATTATGGAAGTGAATTAAAAGGACTTATAGGCAAGGATAGAGATATTGCTGAAAGTGAATATAAGAGAAGAATTAAAGAAGCTTTAGTTCAAGATGATAGGGTTAATAATGTAGACAATTTTATATTTAAATATGATGGTGACAATGTGCTTATAGAGTTCATTGTTTTTTCTATTTACGGAGAGTTTTCTATAAAAAAGGAGGTGTAATAATGTTTGAGGAACAGACAGAAGAAAATATATTAAAAAGAATGATGGATAGAATCCCTAATGATTTAGATAAAAGAGAAGAATCTATAATTTATAATGCTTTAGCACCAGCTGCACAAGAAGTTGCTAGAATGTATTCAGATATGGACTATTTTCTACAATGTACTTTTGCAAGTCCTGATATGCCACCAGAACTATTAGACTTAAGAGTAGGAGAAGAAGGTTTAAAAAGATACCAAGCAACCTATGCAATTAAAAAAGGCTACTTCTATGATAATGAAAATAACTTAGTTGATATTCCTTTAAATTCTAGGTTTTCTATAGATGATTTTAATTTTAAAGCTGTAGAAAAAATATCTACAGGAATTTATAAATTAAAGTCTGAAACTACTGGTGTAGAAAGCAATTCCATAACTGGGCAACTAGTACCTATTGAATATATTGAAAATCTATCTATAGCTAAATTAGGGGAATTGCTTATTCCAGGAGAAAACGAAGAGGATAACGAAAGTTTATATGCTAGATATATAGAGCATCTAAATGAGAAACCCTTTGGCGGGAATGTAGCTGATTATAAAATAAAAACTAGATCTATTGATGGAGTTGGAGCAGTTAAAGTTGAACCTATATGGAACGGTGGAGGTACCGTCAAAATAGTATTTTTAGATAGTGAGTATAGTATACCCACTATGGAATTAGTAGATAAAGTACAAACTACTTTAGACCCAATACCAAACCAAGGGAAAGGATTAGGACTTGCTCCAGTAGGTCATTTAGTAACAGTTAAAGATGCTCAAGGTGTAGATATAAGTATAAATACTAATTTAGTCTTAAACAAGGATATAACTATTGGACAAGTACAACAAGATATAGAAAATACCATTAAAGAATATTTATTAAATCTTAGAAAGCAATGGCATGAAGAGGACAATATAATAGTTAGAATAAGTCAGATTGAAGCTAGAATATTGAATATAGAAGGTGTGGCAGATATACATACCACTAAAATAAATAACAAAGAAGAAAATCTAAGCTTAGGAGTTGAAGAAGTTCCAATATTAAAAGAGGTGGTATTGAGTGAATAAATTAATAAAATTTTTACCACCCAAAATAGCACAAATAGAAGAATTTAAAGAAATAATGGATACTGAAACTATAGAATTAGAGATTATTGAAAAAGGACAACAAAGGATATTACATGAAAATTTTATAGATACTGCTACAGAATATGGGATAAGACATCAAGAAAAGTTATTTAAAATAAGAGCTGATTTATCCAATGAAACTTTAGAATTTAGAAAACTAAGAATTAAAAATAGGAAAATAGATAAAGTTCCATTTACTTATAGATTTTTACAGAATAAATTAAATAACTTATTTGGAGAAGATAATTATAAATTAGAAGTACTAAATAATGAGTATGTTTTAAAAGTAGAAATAAATACTTTTGATTGGAATATGTTTAATGAAATAGTAGATAACTTTAGAACGATAATTCCATGCAATATGATTTTAAATTCTACTTTAATACAGAAAATAAATACTAATTTATATTATGCTGGAGCTCTTACAAGTGGTGAAGAAATAACAGTGTATCCATGGACTCCAAAAGTAATAGAAAGTAAAGGAAGGTTTAATATGGCTATAGGTAGTAATACAGGAATAGATACTACTACAATATATCCAAGAAAGGAGGCTTAATATGGCAGAACAATTTTATACAATATTAACTGCTATAGGTAAAGCAAAAATAGCAAATGCAACTGCATTAGGAAACAAAGTTAATTTTACTACTCTTAAGGTTGGAGATAGTAATGGAAAGTATTATAACCCAACTGAAACACAGGAGGATTTGATTAACGCAGTATGGCAAGGAAATATAAATTCTATTAGTGTTGATAAAAAAAATCCTAACTGGATAGTAATAGAGGTTATAATACCTAGCAACATAGGAGGATTCGTGATACGTGAAGCTGGTATCTTTGATGATGAAGGTGACCTCATAGCTATAGGCAAATATCCAGAAACATATAAACCTAAAGCAGAAGATGGAAGCACTAAAGACTTAATAATCAAAATGATACTTGAAGTAAGTAATACATCTACTGTAACTCTTAAAGTAGATCCAACAGTTATACTAGCCACTAAAGAAGATATAGGAATTCTAGAAAATAAAATAGAAAATATGAAATTGAAATATAAAACCTATGAAGAGTTAAAAACTTTAGTAGAAAACAAAGAATTAGTGCCTGGACAGGGTTATTTAATGACAGATTACAGAACTAAATATGAGCAACCTATAAGCAATGTAATTAAAACTTTAGAAGTTGAACCATTGTTACTAACTGCTATAAGCAACGAAGCGTTTGCACCTGTAGTATATTCTCCTAAACATCCTAAGGACATAATTTATTATGATATAGATAATAATGTTTGTGAGGACGATACAACCCCTAGAACAGGATTTATAACTTACAGAGAGTTAGGGGATACAGGCAATAAAGCACCACAAGATTGTAGATACATGACATGGGTAAGATATAAGCCTAATCCATATAATTACTATTTGTATGACACTCTAGTACTTTATGAAGAGTGGTCAGTGGGTGAAACTGCAGAATTAAATGTGGTATATAAAGTGGGTAATACCTTATATATGGCTACAGAGGAATCTGTACCAACTAGTGCCACTGATAAGGATGTATTCTTTCCTATATACCATGACATTAACGTTCCCCTTCTAAGTGGAAAGACAGTTATTATAAGTGAAACTGTTTCCCTCAATATGGATGATAATGTTGCCGAAGTTCTTACTTTTGGAAATAATTGTTTTAATAATAGCATAGAACCCGATGAAAAAAATAGATTGCATGAAAATGTATTTATCTCAGATTGTTCAAATAATGTCTTAGGTAAAAATTGCAAAGGGAATAGCTTTGGTATAGAGAATACAGAGAATATGCTATCTACAAAATCTTCAAACAATGTTTTTATTATAAAAAATAAAGCTAATACCTTAGGTATTGATAGTACGAGTAACTATTTTGGTATAAATAACGAAAGAAACTCTATAGGAAAAAACACGTACTGGTGTACTTTTGGAAATAACAATACACTCAATATATTACAGAATAATAATAGGGAAACATTTTTTGGTGAAGGCAATAGTTCTAATACCATCGAACAAAATTCAGTTTCCAATACTTTCATAAGTAAAAACATTGGTAATAAGGTAGGAGTATCCTCTGATAGGAATATATTTAGTAAACAATGTCGTTACAATACTCTGGGTGTAGGATGTAACAGGAACGTTTTCGGTGCTTCTAGTACACGAAACACATTTGAATCTGGTTGTAATGGCAATAAATTAGGTCACGGTTGTGCTAATAACACGTTTGGAAATCAAAGTTGCAATAATACATTAAGTAACAATTGCGATTATAATATTTTTGCGACTTACTCTACAAAGAACACTCTGGGTAAATATTGTGTATATAATACTTTTGGTGTATATTGTCATAACAATACTTTGGGTGAAAAATGTCTACAAAACAACCTTGGTACAGTAAATAGCGTCAATGTGTTTGGCGATCAATGTGTTAATATTGTTACAGATAATAGATGTATGAGAAACACATTCGGAAATGGGTGTGATGATATTACAATGCTATCCTTTTGTTATGACAATACTTTCGCCAATGATAATAGTACGATATTTGTTAAAAATATGGCGAATAAATCTACCGAAGGTGTAACAGATTTTGTAAAAAATACAACAACATACACTGTAGAGCGTATGCCAGATGGAGAGTATAGATATTGGTCTATGAATAAATCTGGTGCGATTACAGTTGGTAAATTATATTAATGAGGAGGAATGTATTAATGACTAAAGAAGTATATATTATTTATTACTTCAACTATGGAAGTGATCCAGAAACAGGGGAGAATATCGTTGTCCCTGCTTCTACTATAGAAGAAACTAAAGAAGAAATGGAGAATGCATTGCGAATTATTAAACTAAATTATGAGAAGTTAGGAGAGATTAAAGTAGTTAAAGGAACTAGACCTCTAACAGAACAAGAGCTGAAAGAGGTTGCTTTCCAAAATATGGGTAGAGAACTAGCTAACCTAAAGTTAGAGAACATGGAAAAGGAACAAACATTAGGTAAAATAGGTGAAGAATTATCTAAAGAGAAACTACAAAGAATGTTAAGTGATAGCACCAATCTACGTCTATTAGAAGAAGTAGAATTGTTAAGTCAAAAAGTACAAAATATGATGAAAAAGGATGTGTTATAAATGGGATTTTGGGAAATAGCATATATTAATGAATGGGTTACTGCTGAACAGTTAAAAGGAGCTGTAAAGACAAAAAAGAACCCATTTGGTGAGATAACACCAGAAGAATATAAAGAAATAACAGGTATAGAATTTTTTAAGGATTTAAATTATATTCCTAATAAATCAACAGACTTAATTAAGTAA